CGTCCATGTGCTTGGTCAGGTAGACGAAGCACACGGCATCCGGAGCCAACCCAAGCGCCTTCGAGAGTCGCTTGAAATTGTCTAACTGATTATCGCTATTGGCATATTCATGCCCTTTGCTTTGCGTCAGACGGGTGATGTCGTCCCAGGTATCGCCACAGAGTGTGACGAAGTCCTGGGTGCTCATCTCACAATTCGAGACCATGGTGCGTCTTTGGGGTTGGGGTTGTTTGGTCGCCATGTGTATTCACAGTCATTCATCAACCAGCGGTAAAAACTGGGGCTCTTGCCGCAGTATTGTGGATGTGCTGGCCATGACTCGCCGAAAAAGTCGATGACGTCAGCAGTGCTGACACCGGACAGACACCGTGCAATAGACATGGGGGTGTGACCACGCTTGCGCAGGCGAATGGCCTCTTTGGCTTGTTCGAAAGTCATGTGTTGC